GCAGGTCGCACCAACTGCTCCCAAACACTAAGCCTAATCATTACAAGACCCTCATCACCCCAATCATCAGGCATAAGAATAGCCCTCGTAGGTTTACGCATAGACCCATAATCAGCCTCGTTAGAACGCACCTGAGCCTCTATACGAAGCCAAGCCGTGACTGCTGCCCCGATCTGCTTGCCTGCTTTAACCTCGTTAGCGAACAACACATCTTGCCATCGTTCCTCGTTACCGTCACCAAACTTATGAGAAGGGGCAACACCAAGTCGTTTTCTTGCTGTGCGTTGTTTCGATAAACCTTTCGTGCGTGATCGTTTTCCTCTGGCTGTAGGGTCGGAACAACCCTTGACTCGTCTGTTTCCATCTCGTGCTGGTCTGCCAAGTGTGCCAAACTTCGGGCAATCTTTTAAGTTACATCTATCTCGATTACCCTGACATTCACCTTTACGATCATCATTCATCATCGTCATCTGGTTTCTCACCACACACAGGTTTCTGAGGTAGAACACGGTTCGGGATACAAGCACACAATTTTGCTTTCATAATCCTTGTCGTTGTTCCTTCCTAATGTCTCGTCTTTGTTCCGGAGTGAATCCCCCAAACATACCCCATTTATCATCACTGTCCTCTAATCGAAGAACCAAATCTAAACATTGTTCTTTGACCGTACATTCAGCACATATTCCTCGTGCCATTTGCCAACGATTATCATTCGGCGAATAAGCAGGGAAAAACACTAAGGTCGGTTTGCCTTTACACAAGGCATCATCAGTCCAATGATCACGAATCATAATTCACCTTTATAAAACTGTGAAATCAAATCATTTACTTCACCGAACTTGAATATCGCTTCACGCAAATCATCAAGTGACTGCCTATCAGTACCGTCAAAGACCACGACCTTGCGAGCGCAATCAATGACGACACCAATAGCGAACTCATACGCCATCTGCAATTCTTCAGAAGGGCTGTTCATCAGTTTTCTTTTGACGCATACCCATTAAATGTTTGATCAAATCAGAACCTTCTTTAGTAGTAAGTGTGTTTAGGTTCGTTTTATCAAATAGTTGCTTTAAGATCGCACTAATATCGCCATCGGCAACTTCTTTACCTAACGATGAAACTAAACCTTTTTGTTTATCTGATATCAAACTGCCAATTTTGCTTACCGGTTTGAAGGGTGTATTAAACGCCTGTTCAATTTCATCATCACTCAACGCATCTGGAGTCGTGCTTTTTGGTTGATGATTGGCAGGGTGCGCTTGTTTACTTGTTTCGATCTCTTGTGAGTTCATCGGATAACTCGTATAAACACTGCTCACATTGTTTCGTGATGTTTGATTATCTTGTTTTGACCAAAGTGAAAGACAGATGCCGAATCGCATCGCAGCATTTCGCAAAAAATCACCAACAAGTTCTTTGTCTAAATCGGGTTTATCTGATCGAACCGAACCGACACCGACAAGCGATTTACCTAACAAGGTGAGTGTTCCCCACATTGTCGCTACACCGTTTGCCTCGTGTATTGCTGGTCTGCCATTAACCCAAGCGACAGGTTGCCAGTTCCACATAGGGTCAATTTCAATCAAGATGCGAGTGATTTCTGCGTGACTCACATATGCAAGATTGATTCCGTTGCGTGGAATTGTTCCAACAATCTTCGGGTCGGGTGTTGCATATTGTTCTAATACTGCTTTCAGCAATAGTGATTCTGTTTCATTACTCATTTGTTTCTCCTTTTTGTTTGTTTGGTTTTATTACAACTTGAAAAAAACTTGGGATATCTTTCTTTGCCGATTGCGGTATGTTTACCTGCCCAAGCAAGACTTAATCCAAAATGTTCTGCAACAAGACTGTATTTAGCACCGTGTGGTGCATTATTATAAATTTGACCTATTCGTTTATATAAAGCCTCGCCTTCCAATTTTTCAAAACAAGGAATGACCTGTGTTGCTTCTATAAGTGCCAATGAACGCAACCGGTCAAGCGGTAACTTTGTTTGATTTTGTAAACCATTCACTGAACACACTTTTAGATTTGTCATCACGGCGTGTTCATTTAATTCAAATTCGCACAAATAAGGTAAACCATTTGCTCGAAATCGTGCTGGCAAAGTTGTGATGATTCTGTCTGTAACGATATTTATTTTATGATCACGGGATTCAACAAGAACAACCTGAACTTGACTTTCACCAATCAAACGCTCTTGTGGCATTATTTGACCTTCTTCCTATGTGTTCTCATCACACGATATGGATTACTTTGTTTCTCATATTGTTTAACCAACTCAGGGTGATCGGCTCGAAGTCGTGCCATATCCAAAGTCATTTTGCCTGCTTGCTGAGTCCACGAAACAATTTTTTGTCCGTGAAACATACCGATCTCGTGATTCAACATCATCTGAGCAAGAGCATCTTTGATTCTTGCTTCAGCATCGCTTGCTTCTTTTGAAGTCGCCCGTGCTTTCTCAAGATCAATAACCAACTGCGCTGCCGTCACATCTAACTCAATCATCGTTGGTGTCACCTTCCAAATTCGAGCAATATCATCAGCAGTAAAATTGTTGATTTCCTCCATTGGTGGTGTGTTGTTATCTATCCACTCACCAAACACTTCAGCCTCTAATCGTAAAGCGTCAATCGCCACTTCATTCTTTGGAAGTTCAACAACACTGATTCTCAAATCACGGTCAAGAACAGAAAACCAAACAGGACATTCAAGCACCGATTGCTGCGCCCAACCCTGCCACAGCCATTCAATAGGTAAATCATTTGAATCGTAAATCGAATACCGTGTACTTGTCTTTGCCTCAATCACAATCGTTGGGGCTTGCTCGTCATCAACACCGTCAAGCGATATAGAGAGCCTGCCATCACGGTAAACAGAATCCGGTGTGAAAAACTGTTTACCTAACTCCTCTGATGCAGCAGTAAGTAGCGCAGGTTCAAGAAGATTGCCACGCCTGAATACGGCTTTATCTGCCTGTTCAATCGGTTCATTTGATTTGTCCGCAAATAGTTCTGCTCTTGTTTTATATGGTGAGGCATTCATCAAAGTTGGTATGTCGGAAGCCCCAAACACACACCTTCCTTGCTCATCACGCCATCTTGTAAGCAACCATTCTTTACTACCGTGTTTCGGTTTCGGGATTGTTTGCATTTCCTTCTCTCTTTCCTTGTTGGTTTATGTTGGTGTCATTATTGTTTGAGGGTGTTACAGGGTTCTTCTGTTTCTTCTTTGGTGCAGGTGTGATTTTTGCTTTACTGCCACTTAGATCGAAGTGCATACCATTCCATTTATTCATTTCAATTCCTTCTTTCTCTGTTGATTTACATTGATTTGATTATTACCGGAGGGTGTTACACAGTTATTCACGAATTATTAACCCCATACCATTTCCTCTAATGCCCAGATTTCTTCAATGTCGGAAAACTTAATTTCAGTCTCACACAAATTACCTTTAACCACATTCCAACATTCAATGACAAGACTGTTCTTATTTATGTTCACGATCTGCCCGTCATAATCTTTCTCACCGTTAATAATTTTGATCAGGTAGTAATCACCTAACTCAATTATTTTTTTTATTTCTTCAATCTCTCGATCTGTTGATTCCACTATTGGTTGTCCTCTTGAAGTTTGGTTTATATCTTTAATCCGAATGGTGGTTTACCATTTGGAACTGCCGCCGGTTTCCCATCAACAATTTCGTATCTCACGATTCGTTTTGCCCAACTATAATTTTTTGATTGACAATCTAATATATGTTGCCATTCTTCTAAACATTGTTCTTTTGAATAACAACCTCGTGCTTGTCGCACGATTTTGTTTTCTTGATTAAAGCAATTCAAATCAAATGTTGATCTGAATTGTGTTTGATTTTTTTTCACTAGTCCTCCTCTTGAACTAATCGGTTGTTTGCCCGATCTAGACATTCTATCAAATGTCAAGTACCACCAAAATCAAAACAATCGAAATCAATAAATAAAACCCTTGTCAAATAAGGGTGAAAAAAAAATTAAAAAATTTTTTGATTGAATATACGGGGAACAGAACCAGCCCCGAAAGACTGGTCTGCTCAACCCGTATGCACAGGCGGAGAAGGAGAACGCCTTGCACAACTTTTTACTGTAGCAAATTAGAAAACAAAACTCGCATCTCACGAACCATTCCAACAGGGATAGCAAGAATATGGTCACCCTCATCACCAATCACAGATTGCGCTAACACAATATGGTCTGTGATCGAATCAGGAATCAACCAACCAACAGATTCAACAATTGCAGGTTCATCAACAATGTCATCGAGAGCAACCCAAGACGGTGCTACAGCGTGAGCATCGTGCCATTTCACATAAACAACTGACTGTGTCCGGTTAATATCGTTTTGCAGACTTCCCATTTGCACCTTCTTCGTGATCTGTCAAATGTTTATCTAACTTGTCATCTACCCTGTTCACCGTTTTGTAAATCATTCGTAATTGTTGTTGGACAATGGCGTGATCTTGACGATTTTCAACTGCTGCCTCTCTTGCTTCTTTCTTAAACAACTGCATCAACCCAACAATGATGACCCCGATTGTGCTGATTAAAGCAACAATAATTGTGGCAAATGCGTCAGACATTACACAACCGGTTTTACTGCTTGAGCGAACGCTTCACGCATCGCATCAGGGTTATCAGCCATCGCTGGCGAAATTTCGAAATGAACCCAATCGCCCATTGGTGCGCCGTGAATCTCAGGTTTCGTGTATATAGACCAACTAGCACGATCACATCGCCAACCTCTGCCGTGTGGCAGCGGGAAATAATCCAAGATGGCTTCAAGTCCGAAAGCGTCAGCGTTCTTTACAACAAAGTCCATCGCTTCCATCGCCTGCTTTCTTCCACCTTCGGGAATGCCACGCTTCTCTTTTGCCATAAAACGGTAAGACAAATCAGCTGCTCTGCCTGTTGCGTGAACCGATAACGACCCTTGTTTGCCTCGCATAGAACGATTCACATAACTGCCATTATTCCAAAGCGCAGGATACAAAGCACATAACTGTTTAATGAAAACTGTTAAACCTTTACGCTCGCCTTGAGCGAGTCCGTCTTTATTGCCCGTGTATGGGCGTTTCATTTTGCTACTCGCTTCTTGGCGATCTTCTTGCCGTTGCCACCAAACGCATCAGATATCTCTTGAGCAGTCAAGTTCCCATCAACAGATGCTTTTGCAAGCCGTTCCGCAACTTGTGCGACAGCCGTGAAGCCTGCAAGTGCTGCCGCTTTCCAAACAGGAATACCGCCAACGATTGCCGAACCTGTAACGATTGCTAATGCGTTCGCCATAAACAATGCGATCAATCTTTGTGCGATGTCTTGTGCCTTTTTCATAGATCATTCCTTTGAACCGAGTGAGAGAACCGAGTGTATAACAATGCCGATGCCTGTGAGCATTAACGCCTGACGAAAAGTTGTGCCAGAAAGCGTAATCAAAACAAGCCCTGTGCCAACCCAAGTCCAAGTGTTATCTACAAAATAATCTTTAATCTTTTTCATCTGCTAATCCTTGTAGTTGGCATTGGAAGCATAGTCAAAAGACCGCCAATGGCAACAAGGCTTCTACGCTGCGAAACAGGGATATTAGAACCGAGAGGCACATAACTCTCGAACTGCGAACCAAAAATGTTGATGACATTCTGAAACGCTTTTTTAACTTTGCTTGGTGCTTCACTCAATACTTCACTCATCTGCTCAGCCTGCGCCTCAGTTAATTCTTGCGGCACAATCGTTTCAAAGATCGCCTCAGCCTGTTCCTCTGTTATCGCTTCAAGCACTACAGGCGACACTACGAGTTCAACTGCCTGCGACTGCGTAATGTTCGTTGCCAAAATCGCCTCAACTATTGCCACCACTTTTTCAGGTTCGGCTTCAGCGATCTCGTCAAGTATCTGTTCGAATACTTCTTCGCTGATTTCGCCTGTTTCATTGGTTTCTATAGAAATAACAGGCTCTAGAATCGCATTAGACGCTTCAGAATTGTCAGTTTGAGGTAAAGGTAGGGTCGTTTCTGTTTCGTTTGCCAGCGTTGATTCTGTGCTTTCTGAGACAGGCTCGCTAGACATAGTCGTATCAACAGGCTCGAACACGGTAGTCTGAACCGATGTTTCTACTTCTATCGGTTCTTGTGTGGTATCTGGCAGGCTGGTCGTGGGGTCTGTGGTTTCTGATGTGGTTTCTGTTGTCGTGGTCTCGTCTTGTTGCTCAGGTAGAGGCTCGGAAACAGGTGCGGAAGTATTGGGAACAGCAACGGGCTGATCGGTTGTAGAGGTTGTTTGTGTCGGTGTTGAGGGTAATTGAGTCGTTGTGGTCGTTGTGGTGGCAAGGGTTGTCGTGGTATCTGCAACTGATGTGGTTGTGCTTGTCTGAACTGGCTCGCTGGTTGTGGTCGTTGATGTGGGAAGGGTTGTCGTAGATGAACTCGTGGTCGTTGTTTTGGGCAAAGTTGTTGTGGTCGTTGGTTGGATTGTTGTGCTTGTTGTCGTGGTTGTTGTGCTTGTCGTGGTCGTTGTGGTTGTTGTGGTGGTGGTTGTCGTAGTTGTTGGCGCACCGTTAGTAGTAAACGCCGAATCAGGCACAATCGCCCAGCCGGTCTCATTAATGTTCCAAGCCAACATAAAACAAGTGCCACCGCCATTCTCATAAAACCAGCCGTCAAGCGCATAAGACCCAGCAACAAACTGTTCAGAAGTTTCAGCAGACCACGAACAACCCTTATCGTTCCAAGTGCCGAACTCCGTTGTGCCGATCTTCACCGTGCCACCATCATCGGCAGCAACCATAAACTTGATTGAATCGTTCTCAGGTATCTCGATAAAGCCTGTGTAATGAACCATAAACATATCGGTAGGGCAATCACCGAACGGTTCACCGTCAAAGTTCCTGTTGATGTTGTTCTCTAACTCGCTATGACAGATCGAATAGATGTCATCTGATCTTGTTGGCGGTATCTCGCTAATCGAATAACCGACAGCGTTTAGACCGTAAACAGGTTCAGCGTTTGCTGTTTGTGGGAAAAACGAGAACAGGATTGCCGGTAGCGGTATAAGCCACCTAGTTAAATATCTAATACGCAAAACTATACCAACCCGTGATTATATATTTAGTTTGCGTTGGCGAAACGATACCCCTATGTGGGTGTGTCCAAGCAGGCGGAAAGAATATGGTCAAACCTGCTTCTGCTTTTACCCGAAGTTGCTCATCGGGAAATTCTGTTTCACCGCCATCATCGACATTATTTAAGAAAGTGCTAAATACCAACATTCGTGAACTACTTGCGATAGTTAAGTTTTCACAATGAACAGCAAAATAACCTTCATTTGGTAAATACTTTTGTATGTTTGCCCCCTCAGTAATAGTCCAACGACCAATTAATTTATCTAGTTGAGGAAACAATTTTTTATATTCATTTAACACTTCATACTGTGCATCGAAATATGATTTCAATGCAATAGGTAAATCATCGTTTACCTGCATTCCCAAATCTGTTGATTTTTTGACTGTTTCATCAACCCCACCTGTTGTTGTCCCTTGCAAATGAAGTTGTTTATTGTTCTCAAAATAATCAATAACACCTTGACAAATACTTTCGTCTATAAACCAACCCTTTACAAAACTGTTTAAGTTATTGAACGATGCTGATTTCACAACAAGGGCAATCTTGCAATAGATGTTTCGCTACCAAAATCTTCAGCGAAGAAAGTGTTAAACGACAAACTTATACGCTCATCGTGTTGAATTGGTGGAACACTGTGCCACACATCAGACCGAAAAAGATACAACTTGTTTTGAGTAGCGGGCAACCACCAAGTAGCAGAATTGTTCACATTAAAGTTTTGATAGACGGGCTGATAGTAAATACTGCGAATATCCGATTTGTGAAAAGTGATTTGATCATCAGGGTTCGTTTTAACATAAAACACACCGCTCAAATAACTATTTGG